GGTTGTAATGCAAGCAAGTGATGTACTCAAGGTACAAAGTGATACTGCATCAAGCGCAGATGTTTGGGTTTCCGTAGTCGATACTATTAGTTCATAAGGAATAAAGTATGCCGTATATTGGTCAAAAAGTTCCGGGTAGCTATCAAGCCACTAAAGCAGTACAACGCTTTAATGGTGACGGTAGTGATACCACATTTACACTGACTACTACAGTATCTTCTGTGCAAGATGTGCTGGTGTCAGTTGATGGTGTTGTACAAGACACTGCCGCCTACACTATTCCTGATGGCACTACACTAACATTTACTGCCGCCCCTTCCTCTGGTACTGGTAATATCTTTGTGAATTACCTTGCCCCACAAGCGGGTACGATTACACCAGCCGCTGAGAACAAAGGCAACTTCAAAGCTGGTGGTCTGTTTCGTACTAACGCACAAACCCTTACAGCAAATACAACCATCCTTGCTACAGAAAACGCCAATGTAACTGGACCGTTTACTGTGGCTAGTGGTGTTACATTAACCGTTGAAAGCGGTGGGACATTGGTGACGCTATGAGTACATTGAAGGCAGATACCATACAAAGCACAGGCGGCGGTGCGGCTACACTGACTAAGCAGAGTGCGGCGAAGGCGTTTTTAGTTTTCACGCAAGCTGCAACTTACGTTGACCATAATTCTCTTAATGTTAGTAGCTTGGGAGATACAGGCACAGGATTAACAACAATAAATTGGTCAAGTGCTTTTTCAACGGCTTATTATAGTTCAACCGTAGGTACAGGTGAATTTTCTGTGCAGTATCTTAATATACCTGCTCTTGGAGTTACGTCTAATTCTAGCAGAACAACAAATTTATTGAAATATCATACGCAAACCATAGCCAACGGTACTGTAGATTCTGCTGAAAACTCAGTTACAATTCACGGAGACCTAGCATGAGTGAAGTAAAGACAAATAAAATCAGCAGTCTTGCTAGTAACAACGACATCACGATTGACCCTGATGGCACTGGTGACACGATTATTGCGTCAGGCAACGTGGGCATTGGCACTACTTCGCCTGACGCTGATTTAAGTCTTATATCACCTGTTTATACCTCTGGTGGTACGGGTAACGGTATACGTTTTCAAAATCAAAATAATAGTGCCGATGCAATTATACAGAGTTATTATTCTTCAACATCTTCTTCTGCACTTCTTCACAGTTCAAACGTATATTTATCAACGAGTGCTTCTTTTACTCCTTTCGACACTAATAAACCCAGTTCCTATATGTTGCAAAACACAAATGGGAACATAGAATTTGGTAATGGCTCTACTGGCGCACCAAGCGAAAAGATGCGTCTGGATTCGTCAGGCAAATTACTTATCGGAACAACATCTCAGTTATTCAGTCAGGGTGTCTTGCAAGTAAAAGGCAATGGTGCAGAAAACATTGCTAGAATTGGTGCGGGGGCTAATGCTGAATCTATTATTTTTGAAAATGCTTCTGGAACAGCCGTTGGTTCTATTCAAGTTAACGCTAGTGCCACTGCTTTTAACACATCATCAGATTATCGACTAAAAACTCAGGTTACTTATGATTGGGATGCAACCACACGCCTTAAACAACTTAAGCCAGCACGTTTTAAGTGGATTGCTGATGGTGATGATGCAGAGTTTGTTGATGGATTTATAGCACACGAACTTACGGCTGTGCCTGATGCTATTAGTGGAAAAGGTAAGGATGCTGTTGATGATGATGGCAATCCTGTGTATCAGGGCATTGACCAAGCCAAACTCGTCCCATTGCTTTGTAAAACCATACTTGAACTAGAAGCGCGGATAACTGCGTTGGAGGCTGAATAATGGCACTAGGTAAAATCAAAGCAGATACCCTAGAACATAGCACCGCTGGGTCGCTGGATACGCAGTACGTTGTGAATGGTAGTGCGAAGGCTTGGGTTAATTTTGATGGCACTGCTTCATCCATTGCGGCAAGGGACAGTTTTAATATTGCATCTATCACTGATAATGGTACGGGGCAATACACAGCTAATTTTTCTAATAGTATGACAAACGATGATTTTGCACACAATATAACTGTCCGTCTAACTACAGGTAGCGGTGCGGCTTTTGGGTCTATTAGAGAAGCTTCTTATTCTACCAACGCGATGGGTATATACGTTTTTCTAGCAGATACCAATTTAGCAGATGCAGTGTATGTTGTATCTTCACTCCACGGAGACCTAGCATAATGCAGACACCTGAGTTTCAAGGCACACACCTATTTGACCGCCTATGTTGGGCAAAGGAAAACCTTGAGCCAATACAGTCTGACTATCGCGTAGTGTACGAGGACAGTGTAGATGAATGTGCAAAGATACTGGTTCCTGACCCTAACTGGATGGCGTGTGCGCTACAGGGCGGTATCCTGCCTCCTGTTGAAGTGTATTGGGAACTAGCAAAAGATGAAGCACAACCAGACTTCAAGAAGCATACTCGTGGCTACCTGCTACATGACACTAAGCCTATTGATGCCCTAACCGAAGAACAAGCTATTGAATACTTAATTATGAAAGACTGCCCTGCATCTGTATGGCAGAACTGGAATCAAGGCAACAAACCTAAGATGGTTATTTGCCGTAAAGAACAGCTTCCCGGCTCACGTGAGTGGCGCAATGCTTGGAAGATTACTGAAGAACTTAGCGTCACTGATTTAGCAGCCTAAGAGGAGAAACCTAATGGCACAAACATACATCGTAGACAAGGACGGGAATCAGATTGATGCTTCAACTGCAACTGTCCCTGCTGACCGTCACTTCCGTGGTGCATGGTCATTGAGTGGCACAGTCATAACAGAAGACATGACAGCAGCCAAGATAATCTTTCAAGATAAAATCCGTGAAGTACGTGGTCCACTGCTAGAGGCAGAAGACGTAGTGTACATGAAGGCACTTGAAGCTGATGATTCAGACGCAAAGGCAGCATCGGTAACAAAGAAAGCAGCACTGCGTAATGCACCTGCAGCTTCTGCAATCGGTAGTGCTGACACAATTGCTAAACTAAAGGCAGCTTGGGATACATCTGTACTTGGCGATAGCCCATACGCATAAGGGAGATAGACTGTGGCGTTAACTAAAGTAGGAAAAGAAGGTGTAACTGGAATTTCTAATTCTAGTAATGCTACAGCTATTACCATTGATTCGTCAGAGAAGGTAGGCATTGGTACTACGTCACCCAGTTCGCCTTTAGCAATAGAGACAGGGAGCATTGCTTCTTTGTCAACTTATGACGGTCACATTGTAGTTGGACCATCATCAAGAACATCATCAAGTGGGGACTTGTCTGGTGGCATTTTGTTTGACCAAGCAAACGGCGTTCAGGTGTCTGGCAAAAAAGGTGCGTCTATAACCGGAGTACAAGATACCTCAGATGTAAATAGTATGGGTATCACTTTTAATGTCCACGGAACTGATGGCTCTGCAAACAGATTTGAAGCGATGCGTCTGGATTCGTCAGGCAATTTGCTGGTGGGTGCTACAGCAATTGCAGACGGAAACAACAGCACCTGCACAATTTCAACAGGCGGGACGATTAGCACATCAAGAGCCGCGACTAATTCACAGTCTCATCACGTTTTTTACAACCCTAATGGAAGTGTTGGCAATATAGCAACTAATGGTTCAGCAACCGCCTACAATACGTCATCCGACTATCGCTTAAAAACCGCAGTCAACTACGATTGGGATGCAACCACACGCCTAAAGCAGTTACGTCCTGCTAGATTTAAGTGGATTGCTGATGGCGATAATGCTGTTCCTGTGGACGGGTTCTTAGCACATGAGGCGGCTATTATTTGCCCCGAATCTGTAACTGGAACTAAGGATGAAGTAGATGCTGATGGCAACCCTATAATGCAGGGAATAGACCAGTCCAAAATTGTCCCACTGCTTGTCAAGACCCTGCAGGAAGCTATCACTAAGATTGAAACGCTTGAGACTAAAGTCCAAGCACTAGAGGACGCATAATGCCATACATAGGTAAATCCCCACAGAACGGTGTACGTAACCGCTTCGTATATCAGGCCACAGCAGGGCAGACTAGCTTCTCTGGTAGTGATGCTGACTCTAAGGTACTTACCTATCAAGATGGCTTGTACATGGACGTGTATCAGAACGGTGTACTACTTAAACCCGGAACAGACTACACTGCCACTACAGGTACAACAGTCGTGCTGGTCACAGGTGCATCATCTGGTGACGTAGTTGAGATGGTAGCCTACGATGTGTTCTCTGTAGCCAACAGCTATACAGTAACAGAGAGTGACACACGCTACCCATTCAAAGGTAACAACAGCATCATCCGCTTGAATGGTCAAAGCATCACGGCAGACATCACCATTGATGCAGATGAGAATGGCGTGAGTGCAGGTCCGATTACACAGGACAATGCCACCGTCACTGTTAACGGATATTGGAGTATCGTATGACCAGCGTATTAAATGTAGATACTATTGCAGCAAAGGATGGTACGTCACCTGTTGGGTTGACTAAGCAGACAGCGGCGAAGGCGTGGGTCAATTTTGATGCAACGGGAACACCAGCGGCTCGTGATAGCCTAAATTTCTCAAGCATTGTAGATAATTCGGCTGGTGATTTTACGTTAAACTGGTCTAGTAGTATGGCTAATGGAAACTATGCTTTAACTGGTATGACAGAAAACTTTGGTGTTGGTTCTACCACTACCTGTGTGCTTGGAGTGCATACTAACACTTTCCCAGCGACATCTTCTGTTACTTTAACTACGGTTAGAACAGATTCAAGTTCTACCACTGAACGTGATGTAAACTGTGCATCAATATTTGGAGACCTCGCATAATGGCTAGTGTATTAAAAGTAGATTCAATCACAGGAGTAACCACGGCTGGTTCTATTAGCGTTACTGGCGAAGGCAACTCAACCACGACTAATCTGCAACAGGGTTTGGCGAAGGCTTGGGCAAACGGTACGGCGACAGCCACTGTAAACGATAGTTTTAACGTATCTGCCGGAACTGACCACGGCACAGGAGATTACACGCTTACTGTCACCAATAACTTTACTAGCGTTAATTATGCAATGACAGCTACAGGCAGGGGTAATACCGCTGGACATATTGTCACGAGAAATGTCGCAAGAGGTGCTGCGGGTACGCTTGCTGTAGAGATAGAAACAGATGCAGGTGCAGCAGGAGATTTTGCATTTGATTGTAACGTTCACGGAGACCTAGCATAATGGCAAGCGAACTTAGAGTAAACACATTAAAGGATGCCTCTGGTAACAACAGCATTGCTACTAGCTACGTGGCTAATGGTAGTGCGAAGGTATGGGTAAACTTTAATGGCACTGCATCAGGTGCGGCGGCTAGAGATTCATTTGGAGTTAGTTCAATGGATGACAACGGAACTGGCGATTACGATGTAAATTTATCTAGTGCAATGTCGGATGCTAATTATGCTGTAGTGGTTGGTCAAGGCAGATATAACGAAGGAAGTTATAGTGGTCAGTATGAGATTAGCGTTGCAACCGTAGCAACAACATCCCTGCAAGTTTTCAGTAATACTACTGCTTCGGCTAAAGCAGATTACAGCTACAATGCAGTAGCTTTCTTAGGAGACCTCGCATGAGTAAGGCAGCAGAACTAGCCGCACTGATTGGTTCGCAGTCGGCTTTATCAAACAGGAACCTTGTGATTAATGGTGCAATGCAGGTGGCACAGCGTGGTACGTCATTTGCCACAATGGGTAACGGTGACAGTCAATACACGCTTGATAGATTTAAGTGGCAAGAAGCTGGTAGCACTACAGCAGAGATGACTGTGACACAATCGTCTACTTCTCCGAATGAGTTTTCAAAAAGCATGAAAGTAGATGTAACAACAGCAGATACAACTCTGGGGGCAGATGATTTAATCTATATCCAGTACAAGAATGAAGGCAATGTACTTGGTGGGATTGCAAAAGGCACATCAGACGCCAAGCCGCTGACGTTATCTTTTTATGTGCGTTCAAATACTACTGGTACGTTTGTGGTGTATCTGTTTGACGCAGATAATACGAGGTCTGTCTCTGGAACTTATACAATTAATTCTGCTGACACATGGGAACGCAAAGAGGTAAATTTCCCTGCTGATACTTCTGGTGCGCTTACTATAGACAATTCTCACGCTATGAGCATTAACTGGGTTCTGGGTGCTGGGAGCAACCTCAAGTCAAGTACCCTACAAACATCGTGGGGCAGTTACGACTCTACTGCTTTGGCAACTGGCTCAACTGATATAACAGGAAGCACCAGCAATGAATGGCTTATCACAGGCGTCCAGCTTGAGGTAGGCGAACAGGCCACGCCTTTTGAACATCGGTCGTTTGGCGATGAGTTGGCGGCGTGTCAGAGGTATTATCAAAGAATTACTGCAGATGCGTCATACACTGCTTTTGCAACAGGGTTATGCACAACTACAACCCAAATGATTTGTGCATTAAAATATACAACAACTATGAGAGCATCACCAACTTTAACTCAAAGCAATACTGGAATAAACATCCAATCTCAAATTGCAACCGCCTCAATAGGTACAAGTTATCTAGGAAAAGATAGTGCTTTTGTACCAGTGAATGTTTCGTCTGGATTGACGGCTGGAAATGCAGGACTTTGGAATGCCAATAATAATACAGCGGCGTATGTAGACTTAACAGCGGAGTTATAAAAATGTACACCAATTTAAAGTATGGTGCAGACCCACAGGGTAATAATATTTGCATTCTTTGTGATATAGATGGTGTGAATGGTGTAGTCCCTATAGACAATGAAAACTCAGACTACGCAGAAATCATGCGTCAAGTAGCCGCTGGCGATTTGACTATAGCCGATGCTGATTAATGCGGATGGCACAGGAGCAAACTATAGAACCTGCACTGAAGGTACAGATGGAACTTGATGCCCACGAAAAAGAATGTGCTATGTTCCGCGAGTTGGTACACGGTAAACTGGATGGGCTGGATAAGCGCATGTGGCGTCTGGAAGCAATGATAATGGGTAGCACAGTAATGGTAGTGGCTATGGTCGTTACAGTATTTATGGGAATGAATTAATATGGCGATGTTCAAAGCATTTAAACCTGAAGCAATGAATAAGATTGCAGGGGCAATGGGATATACTGGTAACATGGATTCATTCCAGCAGTATATTGAACAAGACCCAGCACGTAAGGCACGTATGGATGGCTTTGTAAAAGCTGCACAGACTATGGCTAAAGGTGGTATGGTACGTAAGATGCAGACTGGTGGTGTTGTACCAAACATGGCACCCGGTGGTGAAACGGATGGTCCGGGTTTATTCCCCGGTGAAACACCTCCCGGTGGTGCGCTTTTTAATGCTACTCCTGCAGTCGTAGTGTATGACCCTAAGACGGGACAACAATATGGTGATGCAAATCAAGCAAACCAAGCAGGTGTATCAAATCCTGTGATGTCATTGCCGCCGGGTAGTGGTTTTGAACAAACTGGTTCACCACTTGGGCCGTTGCAGGGCGTACTAGGCAATCCATATATACCACCCCCTTCAACTACAAATCCACCTCCACCAGCACAACCAGCACCCACACCTGCTGCTCCACAAACTACCCCAGCAAACATAGGTGATGTCAGTGTACAGCGTATGTTATCACCGGGTATACCCCAAGGCGGTGTAACTACTGCTGCTATGACACCAACAGGTGTGGGTCAAGACATTGCACAGGGTACTGGCGCACTTACAGGTGCAGTTGCAGTGCCTACAGCAATGGCACAGACAGCTACAGCTACCCCACAACAAGAGTCACAAGCCAATGTAATGGAAGCTGCTACAGCCGCACCAGCAGTCGATGCAGCTATGAATGCTACACAGGCAGCACAGGCTACCGTAGACCCCCGTGCAGAGGTTACGGCGGCCCAGCAAACAGCCACTAGCGTAGGTAATCTATCTGCTGCACAGGGTAATGCCACACTTATTGATAATCCTGTACAACGTAGCATACAAGCAGGTGAACTTATCAATGGTGCTGCTGATGCACAGACTGCTGCTACCTTTACTGAACAGGTACAAGCGGCTACAGCTACACCATCTACACAAGCTACCGTACAGGGTCAGCTTGCTTCCCTGACAGCTAACTTTGATGCCGCTAACCCACCAGCGTGGGCAGCAGGTGCTATGCGTAATGCTACAGCAGCTATGGCAGCACGTGGACTAGGTGCAAGTAGCCTAGCTGGTCAGGCTATTGTACAGGCTACACTAGAAGCTGCATTGCCTATTGCACAGGCTGATGCACAAGTAGTAGCACAGTTTGAGGCACAGAACCTATCTAACAGACAACAACGTGCTATGCTATCTGCACAGCAACGTGCAACATTTATGGGTCAGGAGTTTGACCAAGCATTCCAGTCACGTGTACAAAACTCTGCACGTATTGGTGATATAGCTAACATGAACTTTACTGCTGAACAGCAGGTACAGCTAGAAAACTCACGTGCTACTAACACTATGAACCTGAACAACCTGTCTAACTCACAGGCAATGACAATGGCAGAAGCTGCTGCACTGGCACAGATGGATTCATCTAACCTCAACAATCGTCAGCAAGCTGCAGTAAACAATGCACAGACATTCCTGCAGACTGACATGGCTAACTTATCTAATCAACAGCAGACAGAGTTGTTTAAGGCGCAACAGCGTACACAGTCTATGTTTACTGACCAAGCAGCTACCAATGCTGCGGCACAGTTTAATGCCACAAGCCAGAACCAAGTTGACCAGTTCTTCTCTAACCTAGCACAGCAGACATCACAGTTTAATGCAACACAGCAGAATGCACAGTCACAGTTTAATGCAGGTCAGGCTAATACAGTTAATCGTTTTAATGCTGAGATGAATAATCAGCGTGACCAGTTTAACTCACAGAACCAGACAGTGATTGCACAGTCAAATGCGCAGTGGCGTAGGCAGATTGCTACAGCAGATACTGCCGCAGTTAACCGTGCTAATGAAATTAATGCAGCAGCTATACTTGGTATATCCGATTCAGCATATAACAATATGTGGTCTTACTATTCTGATACAATGGAATGGGCGTGGAACACTGCAGAGAATGAAGCGCAACGTGCTATGCAATTAGCGGTAGCACACATTAATGCAGATGCAAGTAAAGATATACAAAAAATTAAGGGTGACTATGAATCAAGTGCTGCAGTCGGTGGCTTTGTAACAGACATTCTTAAAATTGGTTTAGGCTCTGGCGGGTTTATGGGATTCTAGTTAGGTAGTAAAATGAGTCATAAAAATCTTACACGTTTAGCAAATAAAAATACTAAGTTTCTTTCTGATAAAGAAAGTAATGCAAAACCTATTGCTATGCCATCAAAAGGGTTGCTTAATAAACCTACTTCTGGTAAAATAGAAAGCAATCAACATATATCTGTACAGTTAAGAGAAGCAGTACGAAAGGCAATGGCATAATGCAAAATAAAAATGCACCAGCACCTATACTTGATGCACCTATTCCGGGTCAAGGTATGACTGCACCTCTAGGTGATAGACCGTGGCAAACACCACCACAGTTTACTACACCTGAAAAAGCGTTATCTTTTTATATTAGTAAAATTACATCTGATAGACAAGCATCTCAAATGATGGATATTCTTGAGATGGGTGTGCCTGTAGACACTCTTGTGGATACAATGCAATTAGGTGGTGTAATGGAAGGAATGCATAGTGTAGATGTTGGTATTATTATAGCACCTGCATTGTCAGAAGCTATATCTGGTATGGCAGATAAAGCAGGTATTTCTTATACAAAAGAATCTTCAGATATAGAAGAAGATGCTCCTACAGATAGTGAGATTGCACTTACCCTAAATGAAATGAAAAAAACAGTAGACGAACCTATGGAAGAAAAAGTAGAAGAATCCGTAGAAGAAGACACAGAAGATATGCCAAGTGGCTTGATGGCGAGGAGAACATAGTATGGCTTTTAGACTAGGAGCAGCTATTGGTGGTGCAGCTAAACGTGCGTCTGAGATTATAGAACAAGAACGTGAAGATGCTTTTGAGTTGATTGACAGTAGCCTAAAAACATGGGGTACACTAGGTACACAAAAACTATCTGACCGTAATAAGCTACGTAAGAACATGGAAAATGTTGGTAAGTTTTTAAAGTCAAAAGGTTTTAGTGATGACCAAGTTGCTTCTGCTTGGCATCAGAACAGACATCAAGAAGTTGCTGACCACATAAGAAAACTAGAACTAGCAAAAGTAGATTACAAACCTTCTGAGATTATTTCTTTTCTGCCTGAATATGAGTCTTCTGGTCTTACCTTAGATGAACAACTAGATGGTGTATTAGGAAAAGTACAATCTGGTATGAATGTATCTGATGCAATATCTGATATGGGTGGTGCTGGCCTTCAAGGTATGTTTATGCAACAACGTGCAAATGCTGCTAGTGCCGCTAGTGGTATTAATATTGCAGAGATGAGAGCATTAGCTACTGATGATCTTGAGTATGGTACTGCTCCGGGTGGAACTATAACATTAGAAGACCCTGTAGCTGCAGCAAAAGCAGAACAAGCTATGGCTGGTGGTGAAGCTGGTATGCTTACAGGTCAAGCAGCCACTAAAGACCTTGAAAACTTTGGAAACTTGGTAACAGGGGCAAAAGGTAATATAACACGGGAAGGCACTTTATATGTGCATGAGGCTGCGGATCGTGCTATTCAAGTAAAGCAACAAGCAGCAAGAATACTAGCCAAAAAACAAAAAGAACTAGGACGAAATCGTTTAAGTCTTTCAGAAATGAATGAGGTTAAAGATATGATGCTTGCATGGGCTAAAGATAGTGGCCTTTATGCGGGTGCTGACGAAAAATTAAATGATGGTAACGTTAACTTTGCAGATGATCCTCAAACTGTAGAAGCAGACACTATCAAAAATATTTCAAGTATGAAGGATACAAGTCAGATACAAAAAAATATAGATGCTGCATATAACCAAATACTTAGTCAGCTAGTAAAGA